CTGGAGGCATAGATGAACCTCCCGGAGAATCTGTTGCTGTTGGAAGGATTGAGCATTTTTATTTTTCAAGAATGCCTTTGTTTATAAACCATGATGATCTAATAGCGTATTATGCACATTAAAAAACAAAAAGATACCTCTCTACCAGAACGCCAGATAGTTACAGCTCTCATCATTTCGGATACTTTCATTAATACTATTAGTCAAATACTTGATACCAGTTTGTTCCAATCCAAATTCACCAGGATTGTTGCTGATTGGTGTCTTGAATATCATGCTCAATATGAAGCTTCTCCAAAAGGAGTGATCCAGGACATTTTCAACTCCAGGAAGCGTTCTTTGGATGAGGTTATGTCCGAAGCCATCGCTACTTTTCTTGAATCCATATCAAATGAGTATGACCGGAATGAGAATTTCAATTATCGATATGTTCTTGACCAGGCCCAGGAGTATCTACGATTCAGGAAATTGAAAAGCCTTGCAGATGATATCAATGCAGACATCACAAGTAACGATTTAAATTCTGCTGAGGCCAATGTGGTCGACTTTAATCAAATCAGATTGCCGGAAACTCAAGGAATAGATTTGTTTCGGGATCTGGATCGAGTTAAAGAAGTGCTACAGAACCGGGATTTGGATGTGGTATTCAAATTCAAAGGGGTTCTTGGTGAGGTAATGAATGAGAATTGTAGGGGTGAGTTGATTGCATTTTCTGGCCCTGAAAAAAGAGGGAAGAGTTGGTGGTTGATTGAAATTGGGATGCTCTCCGTACTAGATGGATTTAACGTAGCTCATTTTAGTCTTGAGATGTTAGAATCCCAAATGATAACCAGGCAACTGCAATACTTGACCGGACAGCCGGTTCATAAAAAAGATGTTGGATGCTCTATTCCTTATCGGCAGAGGAATTTCACTAAATACAAAGATTCAACTAAACCACTGCTTGAGCCATCCAAAGCAACAAGGAAATTAAAATCACTTTGGCCAATGATCAGAGGGGCTTCATTAAGGCTCATCTGCTGGCCACCTTCCTCCAAATCCATTCTTGACATCAAAAACCAACTTGATCTGTGGGAACAATACGACAACTGGGTTCCAGATTTAATTGTCGTAGATCATGCAGACAGATTGATTTCCAAAGAAACGAGACAGGAGAAACGCCACCAAATTGATTCTATTTGGGAAGATTTGAAGTCATTAGCTCTTGAACGCTACTGTCTTGTGGCAACTGCAACCCATACTACAAAGGAGGCTCATACTAAAAAGATAACCAAAGGATCTGCTACTGCTGAGGATAAAAGAAAGGCGGGGCATGTGGATCGGATGATTGGATTGAATCAGTCAGTAGAAGAGAAAGCCAAAGGCTACATGCGGTTGAATACGCTATTTGAAAGAAATGCAGATGACCGATCCAATATTGATGTGACTGTTCTTCAACAGCTCGGAATTGGGAAACCTTATCTGGATTCCTTTATTGACATAGAGGAAAAGGATTAAAAAGGGTGTTTTATATGCCTAGAACGCTCTCTACGTTAAAAACTATTCTTTTCTATGTCAATGCATGGGTTTAACCCTAATTTGAGTTTAAAGCCCATTTAAAACGATTAAAAAGGAATGTTGATTTTTTTATTTAAAATGTTCCTTTTTTTTGTATATATAGTAAAAGGTATTTATTTTATTAATTTTGAAAACAGGAGAAACAAGATGGCAAGAAAGAAAGCAGAAGGAAAATCTGGAGTAGCTTTTAGAGATCTTCAGAAAGTTGCAAAGGAACTGAATGAGATGTTGGAAGATGGCGGAGAGAAAATCAAAACGAATCTACCTATTTTGAAATTGGAACTGATTATCAAAAAAGCTGCTGAGGCCATTCTGGTTGCGGATGATAAAATTTCCAAACTGGCTGGAGAAGTTTTTGAACAGTTGGGAGTTGTTTTGGAAGGCGCTGATACCAATGAGGAAGAAGCAGATGAGGAAGATGAGGAGGAATCAGAAGAAGAAGAAATTGGAGAAATCCAGGAGAATTTTTTACCTGAGGAAGAGGAGTTGACCAATGGTGATAAATCTTCCTTGAACAAAGTTGCAAAAGAACTCAATAAGATGATGAAACTGACAACCCCGATTGAGGATGGATTGGATACCAGCACACTCCAAGCTGAAATAGTGGAGATTTGTGAGGACATCAGGGATGGGGAATTCACAAAAGATCAGTTTTCGGAAAATGCAGTTCTCATCTTTGAGAAACTCGGCATCAAAATTACCTGGGCAGAAAAAGAAAAGCCAGCTTCTGAAAAGCCAGTTGTTAAAAAGGAAGACAAGCCTGCCAAAAAGAAGAATTCTGGCCCTGGAGTTATTACATCAATCATGAATCTAGTCATTGAAAAAGGACCGATCACTGAAGATGCAATTGTGAAATCTTTGGCCAAAATCTTCCCCGATAGAAATCCAGATGCGATGAGAAAAACTGTCCGGGTTCAACTTCCAAAAAGGATGAACAAGGAAAAAGGCACAAACATTTCAAAAACCGAAAAAGGGTTTTTAAGTGCATAGTAAAAAAGCAGTGGTTCTGTTTTCCGGGGGGCAGGATTCAACCACCTGCCTGTACTGGGCTTTAGATAAGTTTGAGGAAGTCAAAGCCCTGTCAATATATTATGGGCAACGACATGATAATGAACTAATATCCGCTGCTAAAATAGCCAACATGGCCGGAATTGCTCATAGTAGAATTGATTTGTCGGACTTGTTCAAATCCATATCCGATTCAGCTTTGCTTAATAAAAAACAGGATGTATTCGCTGAACATAGATCCGGGAATCTCCCAGCCTCTTTTGTTCCAGGGAGAAATCTGGTTATGTTAACAACCGCAGCTATGTTTGGATTTAAATTTGATATTTTTAATGTGGTTACAGGTGTCTGTCAAACCGACTATTCTGGATATCCAGATTGCCGGGCAGATACCATAAGAAGTCTGCAAACAACCTTAAATCTAGGGATGTTTGCTGGCGGGAGTATGATTAATATCCATACTCCATTAATGGAATTAACTAAAGCGGAGACAGTAGAGTTAGCCTGCAACCTCCCAGGCTGCTTGGATGCTTTAGCTTATTCCCATACATGCTACGAGGGATTAGTTCCGCCGTGTGGTAGATGTCCCTCTTGCATTCTTCGGGCTAAAGGATTCCGGGAAGCTGGAATTCCAGATCCCCTTATAATGAGGAACTCATGATTTATATTTTTTTGTATCTTGGGGCTATAATAGCCGCTAACATGATTATCACGGTTTATGGTCCTGCAGCAACGATCATAACCGCTTTTATTTTCATTGGTCTTGACTTAACAACTCGGGACCACCTTCACGAAGCCTGGCACGGTAAAAGTCTTGTTTTGAAAATGGGTCTTTTAATTGGTGCCGGTAGTATCATTTCATATGTTTTAAACAGAGATGCCGCTCAAATAGCTCTAGGTTCTTTTGTTGCTTTTGCTGGAGCTGGAACAGCGGATACGGTTGCTTACCATCTTCTAAAGGACAAATCTAAATTCATTAAAATTAACGGGTCGAACGTGGTAGGATCTGGTTTCGACAGCATTTTGTTTCCCACTATAGCCTTTGGGGCTTTCATGCCATTAATCATTCTAGGTCAATTCGCCTCTAAAGTATTTGGCGGAATGCTTTGGTTTTGGATTATAGAATGGTTTAAGAAGCAATTTAAACCTTCAGAAGCATAACATTTAACTAGGGGGCTTTATGCCCCTTTATAAAAATGAAAATATACCTAGCCACTTGGATAGAGGCCAGTCAAGGTGAGGGTCTGACTAATAAAAAAGCTAACAATCGATTGATCAGTTATTGGTTTTTCTCCAAGTATAAGTTTATAAAAGAATACTATCAAACTGGAAAACTGGTTAAAAATGAAAAACAAAATTGATTTATTCCTAGACTCTGGAGCCTTCTCCGCTTGGTCTAAGAATGTGGATATTGATATACAAGAGTATATCAAGTTCATAAAAGAAAATGAAAAATACATTTCTGTTTACGCCAATCTGGATGTAATTAATGATGCTGAGGGTACTTTAAAAAACCAGCGTATAATGGAAGAGGCTGGCTTGAACCCTTTGCCCTGCTTCCATTATGGGGATGACATCAAATATCTTAAAGAATACCTAGACTATGATTATCTAGCTTTGGGTGGAATGGTTCCGATTTCAAGTAAGGATTTAGCGGTTTGGCTAGATGATCTGTTCTCCAATCACTTAACGGATAAAACAGGAATGCCGGTTTGCAAGATTCATGGTTTCGGAATGACGAGTTTAAAATTAATGATGAGATATCCATGGTACTCGGTAGACTCCACCAGTTGGGTAATGGCGGCCAGAACTGGAGTTATCTACGTTCCCAGGATTAAGAATGGTGGGTATATTTATGATGAAAACTGCTGGAAGGTAAGTATATCTGAAAAGTCCCCAAATATGAAAGAAGAAGGAAAACACTTCACTACCTTATCGGCATCAAAACAGGATTTAATAAAAGGTTATGTTGAGGACAAAGGATATAAACTAGAAGAACTGGCTAGTGATTATAAAAAGAGGGATGAGATAAATATTATCTATTACCTGGATTTAGAAAAAACTATGCCTAAATGGCCTTGGAAATTCAAATTAAAATCTAATAGTGGTTTTGGGTTATGAAAATATACTTTGCTTGTAATTGGTGTATACAGCATCTACAACCTGTTTTTAATGTGTATATATATAAACCGATTCCTTTATTAACCTCCCTGCATTATGAAAAAAGCACCGAACTATTATTAAAAAAACAAAATGAAAATAAACAGACAAGAGCTACTTGATACTTTGTCCCTGATTAAGCCGGGACTGGCTAACAATGAGATGGTGGAACAATCCACTCATTTCATTTTTGAAGCCGGAGAAATATACACCTACAACGATCAAATAACAATCAGCCATCAAATGGAAACCGGGGTGGAGGGCATTGCTATTGAATCGAATACCTTTTATAAGTTGCTTGATAAACTAAAAAAGGATGAGGTGGATTTGGTTGTAACCGATAACCAGTTGATTCTCAAATCTGGTAAAACAAAAGCCTCAATCGCCATTGAGACTGAAATAAAGATCCCGGAAATAGACCTCCCGGATGAATGGACAACCTTACCGGATAACTTTAATGAAGCGGTCAAATTCAGCCTGTTTTCAGTTGGTAATGATATGACCAAACCAGCCTTCACCTGCCTTAACATTTCCGGTAATCGAATTTTAACTTGCGACAATTATAGGGCAACCAGTTACCAACTCAGCTCTAAAATAAAAAAAGGATTCTTTTTAAGAGGCTCTTCAGCTAAAATCTTAATCAGGTATCATCCTATTAAGTATGTAATAGATGATGCTTGGGTGCATTTTACCAATGAACCGGGGACTATTTTCAGCTGCCGTAAAATGGAATTAGAATACCCGGATCTGTCCTCCTTGTTTGATGTAGAAGGAGAGGATCTGACTTTACCAAAACAGTTAGTTGAAACCATAGACAGGATTGAGGTTTTTACCTCTGCTGAATTTGATCATGATAAGTTTGTGGAATTGAACTTTCAAGAGGACAAGCTGGTTTGTAAGAGCAAAGGCTCCGCCGGATTTATTGAGGAAACCCTTCGAGTAAAATGGGATGCAGATCCAATAACTATTCATATCCACCCAAACCATTTCATCGACATTTTAAAACATTTACAAACGGTCACCATTGGGGATAACTCCTTTTTGTTTACGGGTAAGAATTTTGATCATGTCATCTCTTTGTTAGCGGGAACAGAATGAAAATATACTTAGCCGACTTGCCCAGCAATATAGAGGCAAGGGAGTTCAAATCAGTAAAACGGTATTTAGTATCATTTTACTTATTAACCATTAACAAATTAAACATCAAAAAATGCCTTTCTTTAAAATAGAGGAAAAAAGCCGAAAAAAAACCAAGGGAGCCACTAATAAAAAATCCACGGTGGTTGAATATAGCTGTGAAGATTGTGGTCTACATCTGAAATGTAAAACTCCTAAAATGGGTGTAACAGGTAACGGCAAACAAAAGATCCTTATCATAGCTCAGTCACCAGGAACACTTGAGGATGAAACTGGTGTTCATATGGTGGGCAAATCAGGCGCATTCCTGAAGAAAGAATGTAAGGACATCGGTTTTGATATCCATGAGGACTGCTGGAAGATAAATGCGGTCAATTGCCGGACACCAAAAGATCGGGAGCCATCAGCAAAAGAAATCAAATGTTGTGCCCATATGTGGCAAGATGCCATTAGAACGCTAAAACCCGAGAAAGTAATACTATTGGGTAAGTCAGCATTGGAATCGTTTTTAATGGGCAGAACAACGAATATAGGCGGAATTAACAAATGGGTTGGGTTTTCAATTCCAGATCAAGAGTATGGATGTTGGGTCTTTCCTAATTATCATCCAGCTTATGTTCTCCGGGAAAAAGGAAATGTTGCTCTGGAGAATCGTTTTTATGACATTCTCGCAAATACCTATGATCATGATATTCCATTTCCAAAAGATGAGATTCAAGTTGAAATGATCAGAGAAGGGAAACAGGCAGTGAGAGCTTTGGAAAAAATAATTGAAGACAAACCAAAGTTACTATCCTTTGATTATGAAGGAACTGGACTCAAGCCACATAGAGAGGAACAGCAGCTCAAAACAATAGCTTTCTCATATGAGGAAAATAAAGCGGTGGCAATGCAGATGTTCCCAGAGCAGGAGTGGTTTAATGATCTGCTCCAAACTATTCTAACTGATTCAGCGATTAAAAAGACTGCTCACAACATGAAGTTTGAGGAAACTTGGACAAGGGTTAAACTGGGTTATCCGGTAGCGGGGTGGGAATGGGATACGATGTTAGCTTCTCATGTTTTAGATAATCGTGGTGGAATCAGTTCTCTTGCTTTTCAAACTTATGTTAATTTTGGGGTGATGGGTTTTAAAGACGAAACCACATCTTATTTGGAAGGAACAAAGAAAGGAGAAGATCCTAAAAGTGGCAATCGATTGAACAGAATAGATGAGTGCCCAATTGACAGCCTTCTCTACAGAAATGGACTGGATGCTGCTTATGGTTTGAAATTAGCTAAAGCCCAGCAAGCAAAGATCAAGACAGATAGATGCCTCAAACGTGGCTACAAATTGTTCCATAATGGGATTCTATCTTATGTCGATATGGAGCAGAAAGGATGGTTGGTAAATGAAGATTACTATGGGATGGCTCTCAAAAACTTGAATCGCATTGATAAAAAATCAGTGAAAAAGATCCTGGATTCAGAAGAGAATTCCCGGTGGTGGAAAGAACATGGAGAAGATATCAATCATAATTCTACTGACCAGCTCCGGAAATTGTTTTTTGATATCATGGGATACAAAGTAGAAAAGAGAACGAAAAAGAAAAAAGCCTCAGTGGATGCAGAAGTGCTTGCCAATCTTTCTAAAAAATCAGTGATTGCCTCTTGTTTGATCAGTACAAGAAAAAATAAAGGGTTAAGAGATAAAGTCAAAGCATTCCAGCGGGAGGCAGTTAGAGGAGTGATCCATCCTTCTTACAGCCTGCATATCCCCCGGTCCTATCGTTCATCTTGTGGTAATCCTAATATGCAGAACAATAATAAAAGGGATGAAGAAAGCAAAAAGACTTTACGAAAAGGCATAATTGCAAGACCTGGACATTATATTCTTTCCAGGGATTTTTCAGGTGTTGAAGTTTCGGCTGGCTGTTTCTATCACTTTGACCCTGAGATGATAAAAGAGGTCACCGATCCCAACGCTGATATGCACCGTGATTCAGCTATGAAAATATTCATGTTGGAAAAAGAACAGATCACCAAAAAGATTAGATATCATGGGAAAAATGGTTGGGTATTTCCTGAGTTTTATGGTGACTGGTATGGATCATGCGCTGAAGGATTGTGGGAAAATGCCAAAGAACAGAACTTGCTTGAACATTTAAAAAGTAGAGGGATAAGGAAGTATGGTGATTTTGAATCTCATTTACAAGATGTTGAGGATTGGTTCTGGAAGGAGAAATTCAAAGTGTACAATAAGTGGAAACAGGATGCCAATGCTGCTTATGAAAAGAAAGGTTACATTGAAATGTTGACCGGCTTCAGATGCACAAATTTGCTTGATAAAAAGCAAGTTGTAAATTATCCCATTCAGGGTACTGCATTCCATTTACTTTTATGGTCCCAGATTGAGATAGCAAAGGAGATCAAGGATTGGGAAACATCAATCATTGGGCAAATTCATGACGATTTACTTTTTGATGTGGCTGAGAAGGAGCTGGATGATTTAATCAAGCTCACTGATGAAATTGAAACTGAGAGAATCAGAAAACATTGGAAATGGATCAACGTACCATTAGGAGTTGAGTCAGAGATTTCCAAACTTGGAGGAAACTGGTACGAAATGGAGGAATTAAAGTAATGGCTTTTTTTGATTTCTATACAGATTTACAATTTAATTTCCCCAATAAAACTCCTATTCTTGTTCCAATCAGTGGGGGGAAGGATTCAACGGCAACTTTAGTTTTAGCATTGAAAACAGGTAATCCAGTTTACCCGGTTTTTAATGACACATCATTTGAGCATCCAATAACCTATGAATATTTGGAATATCTTGAAAAGCGATTGGGTATAAAAATTAATAAAACAAAAGGGCCAAAAGGAAATGAAACATTAGAAGAGTCAATTCTAAAAAATAAAACCTTTCCTAGCGGTAGAATTAGATTTTGTACAATGTACTTAAAACAATACGCTCTTAGAGATTGGTACAACAATAATTTATATGCTCCAACAAGAAAGGTTGAGTTTTGGTACGGGATTAGAACCGCAGAAAGCTCTCAAAGAAAACACAAATACTCAGGTTTAGAACCTAATGACTTATTTGATATGGAGGAGCTATTTCCAAATCGATACAATAAGAAATTAAGGGATACGATTAAAGTCAGACTGCCTTTGATTACTTGGACTAGAGAATGGGTTTTCAGATTTCTAAAAGAAAATGAGGTGGCTTACAACCCACTATATGATGAGGGCACGAACGATAGGGTAGGTTGCTATCCTTGCATGCTCGCTAGTTCTAAAATCCAATTAAAAATGTTTAAAACACCGTTTGGGCAAACACAACTAGAAAAAATAAAACAACTGGAAAGGAGATTAGGTAAAAAATATGAAATGGTGGATACGAATAAAAACGAATGCCAACTCTGTAAAATATAAAAAGGAATTAAAATGAGTTTTCACTTACAATACCGGCCACAAACGCTGGATGATTTTCGGGGTAATGATTCTGAAATAGAAAAATTGATTTCTGTTCTTGATCGAGAAGAGGACAAACCACATACTTTCCTGTTTCAGGGCCAGCGTGGGTGCGGTAAAACCACTCTTGCTCGTATTGCAGCAAAAGACGTTGGTTGTCATGAGGAGGATATTATTGAAATGGATATTGCTACCAAAGGCGGTATTGATGCAGCAAGAGAGCTGAAAAGCAATCTGATGTATAAGCCACTATTTGGTAAAAACAAAGCATACATCCTGGATGAGGTACATATGGGGACAACTGCCTTCTTCAATGGTTTGTTAAAATCCCTTGAGGAGCCTCCTGATCATGTTTATTTTTTCCTCTGCACAACTGATCCACAAAAGCTGCTAAAGACAGTAAAAAGTAGGTGCATGGTATTTGCAGTTGAGCCACTGAGAAGAAAAGAGCTTGTGGAATTATTGGAGTATGTTGTCACGGAACAAGATGGGGATTTGAGCAATGAGAATCTCCAAATGATTGCAGAAGTTTCTGAAGGTATTCCAAGAGAGGCTTTGATTATGCTTGACTCAGTGATTGATCTTGAAGCCGATCAATTAGAGGAGGCGATTAAAACAGCTAAAACCCAGGAGAAACAAACAATTGATCTCTGTCGGGCTTTACTTGATCGCAAATCCTGGAAAGTTGTTTCTAATATTCTTAAAAATTTAAAAGAGGAGGAAGAGTCAATTAGGTACGCGATACTTGGATATATGAATGCCGTGCTGCTTAAATCAGATACTCCACAAGCGGCAATAGTCATGGAGGAGTTTAAAAATTCCTTCTATAGTTCAAAAAAGGCAGGACTAACATTAGCTTGCTATAACTCATTGGAGGGATGATGGACAGAGAACAACTTGCAATAGATTTGCATCAGTTAGAAGAGGAATGGGTTCAACAGCCTCTCCTTTATGAATCCGCTGCCGAAACAATGGCAAATGAAATGCGACAAAGGGATGAGGTCAAGACTGATCTGGAAACTTTACTCGCTCAAACTGCTATTGAGTTACGGGAAGAGGCACTTGTAGATGGTAAGAAGATGACGGAAAGCGGGGTCCAGGAAAGGATCGCAGTTAATGAGCATGTCATCAGGCAAAAGAAACTCCTGAACCATTTCAACCATACTTTGCAACAAGCAAAGAACGATCTGGGTGCTATTGATACCAAGAAAAGGGCTTTGGAGTATGAGGTTCAGCTCTATATTGGTCAATATTTTTCAGTTCCCAAAGAAGGCAAAGAAGTAGAAGGTGGGAAACGATTTACTGAGGAAGTCCGAAAAGAGGGCAACAAGGAGCATCAGGAAATCATGAAGGAAAAGAAAAAAGTCCGATTGGGTAAGTTTTCAGATCCTGTTACTTCTGAGAAGGAAAAATCCAGTAAATCAGATGAGGAAAAACTGGAAAAGATGTCTCCGGCAGCTAAGGAAAAGTATGAAGAAACCATCAAAGATCAAGGACCAAAACCCGGAAAAGAGAGTCCCAGAAGACGCAGGAGGAGATGATGGACAATCTGTTGGCCTGGTTATCAATCATTGTGCCAGCATCTTTATTGCTGCCATATTTTTATATCACTGTCAGACTCATTTCAAAAGCCTGGCACAAATCAAAATTTGAAGAGGTAAAATATCATGGTTAAATTGAGTAGAGAAGAGAAAAAGGAACAAATCAAAAAGAGGCGATCCGAACGAGCAGACAAACGAGAATCAAGTGGTACTTTCAAACATCTCCTGGACACTTCTGATTATGACAAAGTGGAATTCTTCAGTTTAAAAGATGGTAAGAATTACATAGACATTTTACCATATGAAGTGAGTTCCAAAAGCCACCCGGACAAGATTCCTATCGGGGAGGATGATTATAAATTGGAAGTTTGGCAGCATGAAAACATCGGCGTTAATGATGATAAAATTCTCTGCCTGAAAAAAACATATGGGAAAAAATGCCCGATATGTGAGGAGCAAAGACGTTTACTGGATGGAGGAGATGATTGGAACGATGCTGGTCCCAAGGCACTCAGACCTAAATTCAGGGTTTATTACAACATGATTGACTTATCTGAATCTGCCGAAACAGATGACATCCAGATATTTGAAACCACCGGAGCAGAAAAGTGGTTTGATGATCTCCTGGAAAAAGAATCCAAAGCAGGTGAAGAAACAATTGCATTCTATGATATTGAAGATGGGATGACTGTTGTTTGTCGAGCGACTGAAGACACTTTCAATAAGCGAAAATTCAACCGGCCAGAACGGATTGATTTCGAGGAGAGGGAACAGGGCTATGATGAAGACATCTACGATGAAGTTTATCCACTGGATGCAATGTTGAAAATTCCCACATATGAGGAAGTGGCAAAGATTTTTCTGGAGTTGGAAGATGAAGATGTGGAGAAATCAACATCCAGGAAAAAGAAAGAAAAGGCTGCTGATGAGCCGGAAAAGAAAACCCGAAAAAAGAAGCAGAAGAAAGAAGAACCCAAAGAGGATGAAGATAGTGGTTCTGCTGGGGACTGCCCTTACGGACATACTTTCGGGATTGATTTCCAAAACACTGATGCCTGTAAGGATTGTGAAGAAGACAAATTTGAATCCTGTGGAGATGAATCAGATCGGCTGAAAGCATTGGAAAAAGAAGATGATTTCACTCCTCCAAAAGAGGAAAAGAAGGAAAAGAAAAGGAGGCGTAGACGCTAATGAAATATATCGACACCAACAAAGCGATAGAAATTTGCAAAGCTGCTGGTGTCGATACCTCAAAGCCCACTATTATCAAGTGGATTCAGAAATATGAACTTGGTAAAAAGATTGCTGGGCGTTGGGTTATTGACCCGGACAAACTCAAAAAAATGCTCAAAGGTCATCATTCAGCAGACACCTATAAAAAGAGGAAGTGATGGGATTTAAAAGAAAAGGCGAAGAAAAGAAAGACCTAAAACCCAAGCCAACAGTAGAATTACTTTCCACCGGGATTGATGTATTGGATCTTGCTATTGGAGGCGGTCATGGCAGGGGAACCATTGTGAACATTATAGGTGATAACAGCTCAGGAAAGACTTTGGAGGCTTGTGAGACTATTGCCAAAGCAAGAATACATTATGATGACACTGATTGGCATTTTGATAATGCAGAAGCTGGTTTTGCTTTTGATACAAAAGCCATGTATGGCTATCGGATGCTGCCTGAAGATGATCATGATCGATCTGAGACAGTGGAAGATTTCATTGATAATGTTAAAACCAAGATGAGAGAATCTAAAGAAGCTGGGAGGAGGCTGGTGTATGTTTTGGACTCTCTGGATGCTCTCACTTGTGATGCAGAATTGGGAAGAGCAAAAGACCGGGAAAAGGCAAAAGCAGCTGGTAAGGAGTATACTCAGGGAACTTACAATCTGGAAAAGAATAAGTTGATGAATGAGTTTTTCCGACTTACAACCAGTGAAATAGAAGATTCAGGGACTGTCTTGATCATTGTTTCCCAGACCAGAGAGAAAATTGGCGTGGTATTTGGACAGAAGTGGAGAGTTGGCTGTGAGGGAGCTTTGAAATTCTATGCTAAACAACGGATACTCCTCAAGGAGATCGGAAAGATCAAAGAAACAGTGAAAGGAAAAGAATACAAGGTTGGGGTTATGATCAGGGCAACAGTGGTAAAAAACAAAATTGCCGCACCCTATAAGGAATGTGAATTTGAAATCCTCTTTGATTATGGAGTTGACAATATCTCCTCCAATCTGGATTTTGTTTTTGATCTGAAGACAAAAGAAGGTGCTTTAAAGAAAAGGGTGGAAGTTCAATTTGATGGTAGTCCCTTTACTGACAAAAGTAGTTTGATTCAGGCTGTTGAAGACAGGGATTTAGAAAGTAAACTATTGGAAATGGTCAAAGAAAAATGGACTGGAATTCAGGATGCTTTATCCCCCAAACGAAAGAGGAAATATGAATGAGTTCAAAAGGAAATCTGGATCTATTAAAAAGGGAGAAACACGACCCAAGAAAGTCAATGTTGTTTCTATAAATGAATCTTTCCGGGCAGTGTATGAAATAACCAGCAAGGGATGGATTTTACAAGAACTGGAAAAAGGGGAATGGAAAGATTTGTCTTATTTGGGTTCATTTGTTGGTTGTATCAAATCCATGCTTGATCACAAGGCCGCCACTACTTGCAAAACAATAGAAGACATGCTTCGGTATTATGATGAAGCAAGGAAAAACATTGATACTTTACTATCATTAGAAGGCGTTAAAATCCAATTCCATGATGAAGCTATGTTAAGACGTGGAGAAGAATAGTTTTTAACGTAGAGCCTTTACAAACCATCAAAAAACAGCAAAAAAATGGCTAAAAAAAGGATAAGTGTTTCCTCCGCAAAAGCAAAAGGAAGAAATTTGCAAAAACTAACGGCTCAAAAGATTTCAGATATCACCGGAATTGAGTGCGGGAAAGATTGTGATATTGAATCGAGACCAATGGGACAATCTGGAACAGATGTGATTTTAAGAGGAGAAGCTAAAAAACTGTTTCCTTTTTCAGTAGAATGCAAGGCACAAGAGAGCTGGTCAATACCGGCATGGATCAAGCAAGCACAAGCCAATGAAATGGTAGGAACTGATTGGCTGCTAGTAGCAAAACGAAGTAGAGAAAAACCAGTAATCATTATGGACATGGATACCTTCTTTGGATTAATGAAAGCAGTAATTGGAGATGTAGATGATTAAAAACCTATCAATTCAAAATTTCCAATCCCATAAAAGCAGTGAGTTAGAGCTGTCAGAGGGGGTTAATGTGATAATCGGCTCCTCTGATTCTGGGAAATCCTCTGTCATCCGGGCTTTACAGTGGCTGGTATTTAACAGGCCATCTGGAGAATCCTTCCGGAGCTGGTGGGGAGGAGAGACAAAGATTGAATTTAAATCAGATGACCATCATATCCAAAGAGTTAAATCAAAAAATATAAATTCATATTGGGCAGATGACCAGGAAGATTTCAAAGCATTTGGACAGGGAGTGCCAGAAGAAGTACAGCAAGCACTAAATCTATCAACTATCAATCTTCAATCTCAACATGATTCTCCTTTTCTTCTTTCCTTATCTCCGGGTGAAGTTGCCAGATATTTGAATGAAATAGTAAATCTTGAAAAGATTGATTCCAGCCTTGCCCATGCAAACAAAAGAATAAAAATAACCAGGACAGATATAGCTTACAAAGAGGATTCCATCAAAAGTCTGGAAACTGAACTTGCTGAATTTGATTGGCTGGATCAGGCTGAAATTGAACTGGTTAGTTTGGAGGCAAAACAGAAGAAAATAGAAATTGCAGAAACAGCAAAATCAGATCTGGGCAACCATGTGG